GGTAAATACCAATATCGCTTTACAGAGTCTGTACTTCCTAACAACTCTGCATTTCCGCCTGAGAACTTGAAATCAACCTCTGGCAATAACTTTAATCCTTTCTCCATAGCTTCTTTATATTCTGTTTCGGTATTAATAACTAAGTTAGAACCAGACAATTCCAATTCCTTTTTATTGAAATAATCTATTATGATATTAGCATTCGCCAAAGTCGGTCTTGTATTTCCGTTTCTATAATTTCCTATAGAAGCTTCCGTTATACCCGTATCTTTAGCAATCTTATAATTTGATAAGGTTGAATTAGAAATCAGCTCTATCGCTTTCTGCACTATTTCAGCTTTACATAATTGCATACTTTAATATTTTAGTATATTTGCGAAAACATTTAATACTTGCCATTATGACAAACAAAGATTATATCAGACAATCATCTGGACTTCCACAAGAAGTTAGAACAGCTTGTGATACCATCTTTCTACATGAATATTACAAGTATATAGAAAAAGACATCAAGTCCTTCAATGATGGATTACGTCTTGGGCGTATCACCGCAAGGACGATCATAAACGAACTCAAGCTTGCTCAACAAAATATGAGTATTCCTTCCAGATAGATCATCAAGTAATAAAAACAGCTTATCAATATTATGTTGTTTTATATTCAATGTTTTAGCCACATTAACTTCTGAGTATACATCAATAAGACAACCTATAACTAAATCTATTGTATCTTGTTGGTTAACTCTAACCGCCATATCTAAACTATAGATAAGAGATGTTACATAGGAGCTAAGATCTTTCTTTGCAAGAAAATAATCTCTTAGCATGTCTATTATCTTATGTTGTTCACTAATTATACCTTTAACTGTTTTGGTTTCAAAGTCTTCAAAAGACTCTTTCATTTTTAATTCAAAAGCACTCCTTATCCTTTTCTCAACTGTCAAATAACTAACCGCAAAAAATACCGCAAGAGATGCTACCAACAAAGACAAAACACCGACCAATACACCCATCCAATCCACAGTCATTGGTTCACAGCGCAAAAGCACACATGATACAGAAATCAGACTGATAATCAGCGATAGTCTAGAAATAGCCAAAGATATCTTATTTGTCATAAATCTTAAATACTCTTAATTACTATAATATTTTAGTATAAAACCACATATACTAAAATATTATAGTATATATTTGCACCTGTAATAATTAATACAACATCAAAGGTAAAGAAATTAGTATATATATAATAATGTAAGGAGGTAAAAAATGGAAAAATTAACCCTACAAAGTCATGGAGCAAGTGAGCTGTCTTTCAAAGACAGATACGAAGCACTTGATAAAATCCCAACGCCCAAGCAGGAGTTCGTTCGCCGGATTGCTAATGCAACAGAGCGTACCGAACAAACTGTTTACAATTGGTTAAGAGGCACATTCAGCCCCGATAAGCTTTGCAAAAAGGCTATATCTAAAGAATTAGGCGCACCTATAGAAATTCTTTTTCCGGAGGGAGAATCATGCATGCAATAGAATTCTATACCACTCCATCCGGTGAAGTAATCATCAAAGAACAGGGACAGCCGGAGCGCCAGTTAAAGGAATCGGATACCGACTTTATTCAGCGTTTTCTAGAGGTGCTGGAAGAGTTTTATCCGGAAGCTTACACGGCACTCCGTAAATATTACGCCCGTTACGATGGAAATAAATGCTATCGGGATTTCTTGGCTGTACGCCGATTTATCAAATGCAACTTCGGGTTGTATGACAATATGATCGATATTGATGAGAACTGGAACTTCAAGTTTGAATTTGTCGGTTGTCCGCTGCGTGGGGAATGCGATGGCTTCAAGAAAATCTGTGAACCGAAGTTCAACAGTACACTTTCAGATTGTCAACTTCGGGTAATGGAGCTTTGCTACTATGGCAAGAAAGACGAAGAGATTGCGGAAGCGCTTTTTATATCGTCCCACACCGTAAAGAATCATCGGAAGAACGTGTTCCGAAAACTCTCGATACACTCTATGGCGGAGTTTATGCGATATGCAAACGAAAAGAATCTTTTTAAAAGCGAATAATCATGCAGACCGACACAACCTATCCAAACATTCCTTCTTTTCGGAAAATCGAACTTGAATACCTCGCTTGGCAAATCACCAAGATACAAGCCGGTACCAGAGAGTTTATCGGACAAAAGGAAGCACATATCCGCTTTGGACGGCAGAATGTGGAACGATGGGTATCAGAAGGTACTTTACAGCGTTACAAACGGCCAGGCAAAATCGAATACAGGTTGGAAGACTTGTATAAATGCGCTCTGGATCCATACGATTACTAAATGAATTATTAACACGGCAAGGCACTCCAGATAAAGGGTTATCGGAGGATGTTTACAATATAAATCCAACTCGCTATTTCAAAGACAAGTAAACGGCTTTTGCCAATTAATCATTGATGTATGAAAACAAATTACTGGAAACTCGCTCAAATAGCGAGGTGGGGATTTTACATCCTGTTTGGAACGCTTGCCATACTTGGTATTATCGCTATTTGCTTGGGGTATTTCCAGCATATAGTTACGGCATCTGGTTGCGTGGCAATGGTTTACACGATAAAGAAACATTGGTAATTAATTTTTAAACAATAGAATCATGTCAAATCAAATTCAAATTAAAGTAGCTGAACTAAATCAGCTAAATCCGCTCATGATAGCGGATGATAGCCGGGTTGAACAGAAGTTCATACTCATGTACAATGCGATCTGGGGAACCAGCCAAGGAGCACAGATTTATGAAAAGGAAAAATTCAACTTCCGGAAAATCTTACAAGACAAGCCGGAACTGCAAAGATGTTCTCCCCTGTCCCTGTACGGCTGTTTCTTAGATATTGCCGTAAACGGCCTGTCTCTTGATCCCACAGGACGCCCCCACTGCTATATTCTCCCCCGCAGCACGAAGACCGGCTATAAGGACAACAATGGCAACGATATCTATGAACTGCGTGCTTACCTTTCCATCACCGGTTATGGGGAATTGGTTATGCGCCAGCGTGCCGGACAGGTCCGGTATGTAGATAATCCGGTTGTTTGCTATGAAGGTGACACATTCTCACCGGGATTGGTTGACGGAGTAAAGACCGTTACCTATCAGGCGGCCTGTCCCCGCAAATCAAATAAGGTGATCGGTGGTTTTATCCGTATTGTCCGCGCCGATGGGACTGTAGACTGGCATTGGATGATGGAGGGTGATATCAAACGCTTAGAGGCGTACAGCTACAAAAACAACCAACGTTGGAATCCGCAAACCCGTCAAAAAGAAGGTAAGGCGAATGCCCTCTATACTTCAAACGAAGGCGGTATCGATCCTGGGTTCTTGGAAAGCAAACTGATTAAACACGCATTCGACGGATATCCCAAAGTCCGGACCGGAAAGTTTACTGTATTCGAAACTCAAGAAGAACCGCAGGATATTGACTACGGATTAGAACAAACAACCGTTATTCAGCCCAATCAACCCGGACAGCAGCCACAAGCCCTCCAACCTCAATCGGAAAACCCTTTACAGGAATTCGGAGAGCAACCACAAGCGGAACCGGTACCCGCATCAGGTATAACAACCCCAATATCACAGGAAGATGAAGACGCCGGATTTTAATAAACTCGATCAATCACTTAAAAATTTATCACAATGGATACACAAGCTAACAATTCTCTTATTAAAGTGGAAGAATTCAATCAGATCATGCAATCGGCTCCTGCCACCTTGCAACGCAACCAAACTTCCGTATCGACATGTAACCAAGCCGGACAAACACTTCTGGACACCATTGAAGCGGAAGGAGGTATTAGCTCGGATGAACTGGATGCGAAGGTCTCAGAGTATTTGGCAAAGACGAAAATAACAATAGAAAACATGAACAAGCGTCGTAAGCCATTGACGCAACTTCTGGCTACGGTCAGCAAGTCTTTTACCTCTTTGGAATCGGCTATCGACGTCAAATCGGTCACCACTATTCCTTATAAGCTCCAACAGGCCCGTAACAAATACGCGGCCAAGAAGATTGCCGAACAAAAACGACGGGAAGAGGAAGCTCGCCGTAAACAGATGTTGGAGAACGAAAAGGCTCAATACCGATCGGATATCTCTGTCATGTTGGATACAGCGTATGCCGCATACGTTGAAAAGCATATCAATGCACTAAACAGCATGTTCAACCGCACTACTCTCGCTACCTACAACGATGTATGCCGACGAATATCCGAAACAAGTATAAATTTCTCCTGGAGTGCTTTTGTAGAAAACGTTTCTGACAACAAACAAACCTTCTATATGGACGCAGAAACCCGTAAAGCAATAAAAAATGAAGTCGCTATACAAAAGAAGAAAGATTTTACAGAACGTTACCGTTTTGAAATAGAGGGTACAAAGCAGGATTTGATCGACAAACTCCCCAGCCTCCGCAAACAACTGGAAGAACAGGAAGAGCTACGCCGTACCAATGCGGTTGAAGCTGCCCGTATGGAAGAAGAGCGAAAACAACAGGAAGCGGAAGAAAGAAAAAAGCAGGAAGAAGAACGCAAACGCCGGGAAGAAGAGGCTAAGGCCAAAGCGGCTGCTGAAAAGTCTGCTGCCGAAGTACAGGCAGCATTTGATTTCTCAGCAGCCAGCATGTCCCCTACTCCAACGAAAGCCAAGGTCAAGAAGAAGATCCAGATAACCAATCCACAAGGATTCATGCAGGTATATCAGATGTGGTTCATGCGCGAAGGAATCAATATGAGCATGGAGGATCTAGAGAAGGTACATAAGAAGATGATTACCTACTGCGAGAAAGTTGTGAATAAGGACGGAGAGCAAATCCAATCCGCATATGTAAAGTATATCGATGATGTAACAGCCAAATGATATGAAAAAGAAACTCTATCTGTCCTCATGGATAAACTTCGGAAAATACAGACGCGAGCCAAGTATTCTGAAAAAGATTCTCGATACGGAAGAGGGCCGCAAATGGTTCCGGTGGCTGATGGATAACACCTACAATTTCGAATTTGACTTTGCAGTCATTGAATATCTAAAACTCAAGGAAGAAGATGCAAGATACGTATTACCAACGGTCGGAGGTTAGTAACTCGGACCTTACGGAACTAAAGAACCTCCTCTATCCCCGTACCCAATACGGGGATAAGGAGAAAGCCTTCAAATTCGGCAGCCTAATCGATGCGATGATTACCGAACCGGAAAGGGTCAGGTATGACAAACGCATGGTGGACGATATATTGTATTCCGGCGAGGATTGGGAACTGGCAGAAGCCATGAAGAAGTCCCTCCGCATGGAAGCCCGACACGATCCTTTCCTGGCCCAAGTGCTTGCTAAGGCGGAAACTCAACGATTCATGGTCAATAAGAACCAATGTTTCCAATATGGCAACTTCAAATACACACTCGATACCCGGTGCAAATGGGACTGGTGGCTTCCGACCTACGGATTTGGGGGAGACCTGAAAAGCACTTTTGCCAGCACACAAAAACAATTCGATGAAGCTATTGACTTTTTCGATTGGGACCGTTCCCGCGCCTGGTATATGGATATCGCAGGCAGTCGGCAGGATTTCATCTATGGTATCTCCAAGAAAAATCAAAAAGTGTTCAAAGCATTCATTAAACGAGGCGATACGATTTACCAGAAAGGTAAAGAAAAATACGAAGAACTTGCCTTCCGGTGGTGGATGCTGTTCGGTTGAAAATAAATAGGATATCCTTTTTTTCGGAAGATATATTTTAAAGACAAACAGACATGAATTTAAACATCACACCCATAGATAAAATATCCAACGAGTTGGCAGCTATTGATTCCTATCTGAATATTACCATGAGTGAAGAAGTCCAAGAAGCTGTCCTACGTGGAAACGACCTTGCCGTCTATATCGCCCGGACCGGGAAACTGTTAGCAGATGCCAAATACCATCTGAACGGGAAAAAGAAATCGGAAGTCTTCGATACGTTACGGGAAACAGCCTCACGTGCCGGGGCTACCTCCAAGGCAGTAAATGCTATCATTGACAGTCTGTGCAAAGATGAACAATATCTTGTCGATTGGTGTGAGCGTTTGAACCGGACCGCGACTCATCAACTGGAATGGTGTCGCACTGTAATCAGTAAAGCAAAAGCAGAAATGGCCTTAGCGCCCCAAAGTTATAACAATCCTAAATTTTAAAAAGTATGGAAGATGAATTAGTAAAAGAACAACCTGTGTATGAAATTCAAAAAGTTAAGCTCAAGAACAACCAGGTAACGGCAGATTATACAGAGCGATTTGTAGAAGCAAACTACAAGAACGAAGTAACCAAATCATCCCAGCAATTCGTTCATCCGGACCTGTTATATGCCATGAGTTTGTTAAAGACTCATGCCGTCAAGATTTGCGAAATGCAAGAAGCCGGAGTTGTAAATATCGAAAATCCTTCGGATGATGATCTGAATGAGAAACTGAAAAATATCGTTGTCACGGGGTATAGCAAAGGTGGATCAGACGAATCGGCCGGTGTTTCTATCCAGGCACAAAAGCTATTGAAAAGCGGACAAGTCCTTAACCTTTCCGTCCCGTTTACAAAATTCGAAGACGAATCCGGCGAGGGATATCCGTATGGAGATGCTTTAAAACAGGCGGTCAGCCGACTTGACTACGAAGTGGACGCTTACCTGTTCGGCGGAAAATATGGAATCAAACAAGAATCGTTCGATTTCGATGTTCCCGAAGAAGCAGATATTACCGGAGAAGCAGAGCCGAAGCCGAAGAAACGCGGCCGCAAGAAAAAAGCAGAAATGGAGGATGTCACCGAAGAGATAAAAGCGTTTGACGAATTTGCATAACACCTACCACTATGACAATTACACTGCAAAATACAGAAAAAGGGCAATGTTATGCGGTGAAGTTTGACAGATACCGCCAGCAGGTTGTAGACAAGCTGAAAAGCTCTGTTTCCATCCGCTGGTGGGACAAACAAACGGGCGCATGGCTGATTCCGGCAACCAACAAATGCAAAGCAGAATTGGATCAATTGACTTATTACGTCCGCCATTTCGAACCGGTACAATGGGGAACGATTGCACAATCACAGACAGAGGAGGATGTTGCTTTTCAAATACCGGAAATGCCGGAACTAGACGGAGAACATGGACTGAAAGTACAGCCTTACCCCTATCAACTGCAAGGAATTGCACGAGGCTTGCAACTGAAACGGTTTATCAATGGAGACGATATGGGACTTGGTAAACAACAACCGGTCAGTAGTTACGTGGCTACTCCAAACAGCTTCAGACGGATCGGAGAGTTACAAATTGGAGACGAGATATTCGGCAGGGACGGAAATGTATATGCCGTAAGCGGCGTGTTTCCACAAAAAGAACGCCGCGTGTTCAAAGTTACGTTCTCTGATGGCGTATCCTGTGAATGCGGGCCAGAACATCTGTGGTGTGTCCGAGATGTCAACCGTAGAAGAAAGGGGAAAGGATGGATCACCAAGACAACACAGGAGATCATGGATTCCGGCGTAACCTACAACCTGAAAGGTTTTGGCCATAACCATACAA